CACGGAATAGGCACGCCGACCGGTAATGCCGAACCTGCCGTTAAACCGAGGTTTTTCACAAACTCCGGTTTGTTGGGGATATCTGCGCCGTTCTTGTTTTTCTCCAGGCAACTATTGGCATTATTATTCGCCGTCGCCGCCAAATCATACGCCGCCCTGACCGCTTTCGGGGTTGCCGCCTGTGTTTCGCTGTTGCTGTCCACTGCGCTGCTCAGGATCACAAATCCCTTTTCTTTCAGTGTCGCGTCAGGATGGCGGCGGCTTTGTTCATGCTCGCGGATAGCGTTAGCGACCACGGCATCCGCATACTCGCGGGTGGCCAGCACCACGGACGGATCAATTTTCAATGTCACCGCGTCCGTATGGCTGACAATCAGCACCATGCGAATAGTTTGAGTACGACCGGAACCTTCCTGCAATTGCGGCTTGTAGGTCTCCGCGCAGTTGCCGACCGCAATTAAAATGCCGTCCTTATCAAACAGGCCAATTTCCCGTATCCACCAACCGCCTTCATTTTCCGGTATAACCTGTTCAGCCATAATCTGGTTGGTGTTTTTTGGATCAACACTCAGGACATTAATCGCTGCACGGCGGCGTTCGTTAACGAGTTTAGTTTGTGCGGTGTCCGGTGTCGGCAATTTTCCGCCCCCATCGCCCACCGCCATATGGGTGATGTTCAGTTTGGTGCCCAGTGCGGCGGCATTGGCGAGTTTGTCCGCGCCCAGCCGGGTTAACAGGGCAAAGAATTTCGTACTCATGATTTAATCCTCATTTCATCAATAACATGGACTGCCACGCCCACCACGTCAGCGCCGGAGACAACCACTTCTTTAGGTAAATAGGGGTATACAGTCAGGCTATCCCCGCTGTAGCTGGTCACAGCACAATAGGCTGTACCGCCCGTTTCCAATTGAATGGACATGCCAATCAAATGGCGCGAGGCGGGCTTGGCATCAAAAATCAGGCGTTCCAGTTCCTGATAGGTTTCAGCCGTAATACCGGTTTCCATCACGCCGATATCGAGCCGGAAAGTGCCCGGCGCCTCGTTGGTCTGCCACCATTCAATCACGCGGATCAGGTAACCGAACGGCTCGACCACCCGACGAATCGCACCAATCGTGCCCTTGTGTTTATGCACAAACATCGCCGCTTTAATGGACTCACGTTTGGTACTCTCTGCCCAGTCCATATCCCAACGGTCAACTGACCACGCCCAGGCCAGATACGGAAGTAATCGCACCGGACAACGATCGGGGTTCCACAGGTCACGGACAGGAACGGGGATCTCCGCCAGACTGGATAGCGCGGTGGCGGCGGCAATTTCCAACGGTGATGACCCCATAGGCAACAGGCGGTTATTCATCAGAACCCCCAATCTTCACGGTGGCGCGGGTACAGAAACTCGCCTGAGTTTTATCCAAGATCATGTCCTGTGCGGGAGTTTTCAGTTCAACACGTTGTACGCCAGGCACATGCAATGCGGCAAAAATGGCACTGCGCACGATATCGCGGCCAATCCGGTGCTGCTCGGCGGTATAACGCGCCAGTCTGGCCCGTGCATCCTGCAATATCGGCTCGTATTCGGGCGTGGGATAGCAGTACAACACGGCGTCAATGTCATAATCAATAATCTTGGCCGATTGCACGGTCAGGCGGTCGGCGACGGGGCGCACGTCCTCATCATTCAGGGCGTGACTGACAGTAGCAATCAGCTCATCACTGGCCGCGCCGTTCCCCTCACGGGATAAAATACTGACTGTCACATAAGCCGGCGCGGGGCTAACAACCGAGGCATCGGCGACACGACCGTCAGCACTGCGTGCATGGTATTCATAGGCACCAACGGGACCGGCAACGCTCAGTCCCTCAAACGCCTGCGGAATACGCACGCGATAATCGCGGTCAGGCTCCAGCACGGCAGGCACCGGCGGTACGGCATTATTGTCAGCCGGCTGCAATATCAATCGACTGACGTTATTGTTCGCGCCCAGCTGGTCTAAATCACTGCCGCCGGCATACGCTACCATCGCCGCACGCGCCGCTTCATTAATGCGCTGGCGTAGCAGCAATTCACGGTAGGCATTTTCCTGGAGCAACTTAGTGATGGGTTCCGATTCCAGCGCCAAAGTGCGGGTAATTGCCTCCCGTTGTTCTGGCGGGTACAGGGCAATCAGCGCCGCTTTACGCTCTGCAAACAGCGTTTCAAAATCCAGCGGTTCAACCACATCAGGCGGGGGCAGCTGACTTAAGTCAAGGTTTGGCATTGTCACCTCACTGGCACGGAAAACGCAATCGGATCACGGGCGGGGGAATAATGGCCGCTGATATCGACCGTCATTTGTCCGGCCGCATTTTGACTGAGTGTTATCGCCGTGACGATGATGCGCGGCTCCCATTGCTGGATAGCGGTATAACAGGCCGCCATCAGTTGCAGGCGCAGCGCTGGGTTTTGAGGTGCATCTATCAGTGCCGACAACAGGGAACCATACTGACGGCGGGCGATCCGGCTGCCCACGGGCGTCATTAAAATATCGCTGACGGACTGGCGAATATGGTTAATATCCGTCAGTGGCTCACCGGTCTGGCGATTCATACCCAGATACCTCATGAGACGGGGCTTCCTGACGTGCCGTCACCACTGCGGACACCATTGTGCCGGTGTGAATCGACCACAATTCCGTTAGAGCTGAATTGGCCGTCAGTGTGGGTGATATTGCCGCGCATCGTCCCGCCGTCCCGGATCTCCAGACTGCCTGTGGTCAAATGGTGCGTACACATCACGGTCGGGGTATCCAGGGTGATTTGGCTGCTGGCCGTACAGGTGATATCCGGTGCGGTGACATGGACAGACACTGCCGCATTCACGGTGGCCGTTTTAATTCCCGTGACCGTTAATGCGCTGGTTTGGGGTTCATACTCAATCATCGCCCCGTCGGGAAAGACCAGGTGGGCGGCCGTCGGTGAGTGGGAAGGTGCTGGGAATTCGTCGGAAAAAATGGCCGGCAGCACAAAGGCGGTGGTCAGATCGCCGCCGATAGACAGCAATAAAACCTGTTCACCAACACTGGGTGCCCACCATGTGCGGGCGCTCCCGGCTCTGGCGGTCAGCCAGTTCAGCCAGTCTGTTTCAAGATGACCGGTTTCCACGCGACAAATCCCACGGGCAGTATCTACCCGGGTGACAGTGCCAATGCGGATCAGGTTGCGCAGCCGGCGCAAAAGTTCGGTAAATTGTGTGTTCATGCGCACAACATGTCACTGTGCGTACCGCTCTGCACGTTATCGGGGTTGTGCCAGTCCTGACACACATTAGCGGGTGAGATGCGCGAGGATTTGTTCTTCGATATGCGCGATATCCTGCGCTGTCAGCCCCAACAGGCGGCGTGATGGGTACTGAACTTCGATGTTTTTGCCCCGCATCCGTTCTTTTAAGCCGAAATGATGGACTCGCGCAACAGTAGCCACTTTGGGGGCAAAGAAAATCGTCGCTTCTTTATCGCTGACCGACAGGCGCAGGTAACGGGCGGTTGCCAGCTTCTTAAACATGCGGGTTTTCTTGCTGTTTTTACGGGTATTAATGCGGTCGGTTTTGACTTCCAGAAAGCGTTGGATATCGTTTTTGTAGAAAGTGCGTACGCCCTTGCGTTCAGCATCATACCCCGTGATCACTTCGCCATTTTTACCCTTGCGGATCTGCCAGTTTTTCAAGGTGCGGGTTTCACCGCGCCAGACAAACTTCATGCCCCGCTGGACTTTGAGTATTTGCGCCTTGCGTTGGGTATAGCGACTGCCGTCGGGGTTGCGCTGGGCGCGGATGCGTTGCATTTGGCTCTGGCGTAAGTCGCGTGCAATCTCGCGGGCAAGCTGTTTGCGGCTGGCCGGGGACAGTTGGGTTAACAACGCCGTCAGGGCGGTATCCAGTGGCTGCAATTCGTCCGTTTCCATTTCACCACCGGTCAAACGGGTTTTCTGGCTCAGGGACCGCATCCACCGTGCTGACATCACCCTGCTGAGTGACCACAACACGCTCAGTCAGTTTCAAATCAATGCTGATATCGGCGGTGGCGTCATTCAGGATATTGACGTCAAAGGTGAAGCCGCTGTGACGGTTATCCGGATTGGCGAAGATGTCCGGTTGATGCTCACGCAGCCAGTGCACTATCACTGCCATCAGAATATTCTGATCACCCGGATAACCCTCTGCAATCAGGTTCAGGGAGTATTCGTATTCGTAGGACAGTGACGAGGCGGAGGTTGCCACCACGGCCCCATCCTCCACAAACAGGTGCAGATATTCGGGGTTATCCCGCAGGTAAGGGATTTTCGCCGCCAGCGCAGCGCGTAATAAACGGGGTTTATTCATGGGGCACCTGTTATTGGCACTGGTTCTGAATGTAGTCCTGTAATCCCCGGATCATTTGCTCGGTAGTGGCAATACGTTCTCGGAGTAACCAATAATTTCGGATAGCGGCGTCTGTAGGTCGGGCGCCGGCTGCATCAGCCATGCCGGGGGCGGCAGGGGTTGTAGCGGCTGGACAATTGGCTTTGATGTACACCCGCTCAGGGTGAACCAAAGCAGCGCTATGCAGCCGATCAATTTCAGATTTGGCATAAGTCAACTCCTGTAAGCGTTGCGCATCCTGTTCAGCCAGATGTTTCAGGCGAGCCTGCTGCTGATTATGGAGGGCAATTTGCGCTGACAGGGATTGATTTAATGCCGCATTCTTTTCGGTGAGTCGCCCATTTTCCGCATACACAGACCAGACGGAAAAGGCGGCTGACCCCATCAATGCCAGCGCGATAAAAATAATGCCGGATTTGATTTGCCATTTCATAGCAATTCAAATGCCCGCGTAAAAATATCATCAGAATAAGGTTGCTGGCCGTTCTCCATCTGTATCATGGCCTGCACCAGCCGGCGCAGCGTGGCGGTGTTGTCCATATCGATCACTGCACTGCCGGGAACACCCACTTTCTGGCACACAAAGGCAATGTAACCCTCGGTGTCATTTTCATTGGGCGGCGCCCAGCGGGCAATGATTTGCCGGATACTGTTTAATCCGTATTTGCGTTCGTAATTGCGCAAAATTTTCAGCATGGCGCGAATACCCCATTCCGGCGCAATAAACTGACAGAATGCCTTATCGGTCTGGGTTTCACGCAATCCTTGCCAGTTATCCCCGTGGCGAATGTTGCCCGGATTGTGATTGTCAATGCCTCTACTCATGGGGTTTACCTCCCAGGCGTTTGTTAATGGCGCGGATCGCAAACTCACGCAGCTTCTCAACGCCAATAAACCCGATAGCCCCGCCAAGTGCCGGTGACACGCTGCCGGGGATGCCGAACAGTTCCAGTGCGCTGGAAATGCCCCAAGACAGTGCGCCGCACAGCAACGGTTCGACCCAGCGGTTCTTGCGCTCAACACCGTCATAAATCAGGCGGCCATAACAAATCAGTATCGCCAGCCCGGAGCCGGAAATCTGCGGCCAGGAGTGCCTTAGGCCGTTCAGTAAGTCGGCCCATAAATCAGGTTGTTTGTCCATCTCTTAGTCCCATAGTTGGATCATCGGTGTCACAGGCGCGGGTGCGATATCCGGCAGTTCCAGCGCCATGCCGTGGGGCAAAATGACCCCGACATCAGCCAGACCGGGATTGGCCTCCAGTACCTGCTCGGTAACACCGTGTGTGCGTCCATAGTGACGCCAGCACAGGGCGTCCACCGTGTCATATTGTTGTGTCCGTATCTGCATCAGATCAGTTCCACAATATTGTGTGTTGTGTCTTTAATGCGCTGGATGGCCCACACGGCATCACGGTGCAAATCATCGATAGCAGGCTCCAGTGAATCGGCTTTTTTCGTCCCGTCCGGCGTGGTGTCAATGTCGCGGTAACGCTCGCTAAGCCCGGCTTTTGCCGTGCAATACACCGCGCGGCGGTAAAGGTATAACAGTTCAGATTCGTCGTTAATCCGGCTGGCCGGAACCGATTTCAGGGTGTGATAGCCCTGGCTGATTTGTTGTGACTGCCAGCCCGCCAGCTCCCGGTTGGTTTCAATCACCGCATTTTTCAACGCTTCAATCAGGCGGCCCGAGGTCACCGTGCCATCACTGCGCATGGTGGCGCGAAAATCGGCAGTATGGATGGATGGCCAGAAATCACCACTGGTGATAATTTGATCTGCTTCTTTGATCGGTTCGGGTGAAATGAAATCCATAACAGCCTCAAAATAGGTAGGGCGGTGGGCGAGAGGTCGAAAACGGGTTTCTTATCTCGCGCCGCCCTGGCGCGTTGGCACGTTCGTTAATCATCAGCGCGGTGTTGCGCTGACAATATTTTTTCCAGTTGTTTAATATCCGCTTTCACCCCTGAGCGATCATTGAGTTCAAGGGCCCGCAGCAGCTCACACAACGCCGGTTGGGGCAAGCCATTATCACGCAAGCTGTAGCCCAGCCATTTATGGAGTTCCCCACGGACTTTATCGGGCATATCTTCATGCTCAGTCAGTGAGCTGACGCGCTGTAATATCTCCAGTGGGATCGGGTTTTTCACGGTGTACGCGTCTTTGGCCCGGTCTGCCATTTCTTCAGCGATAGCACAACCTGTTGTACGTGATTGTCCTTCTGGCATGGTTAACTGGTGTGTTAACGCGTATTCGGCAATATCCAGCCCTTGCTCATAAACACCGGCATCAAAGCTCCACAACATGAGGTACATCAAAACGTCATCCTGTCCCCCTGATTGATTGTGGAGGGTTTCAGTGATCCACGTTTCATACAGCGGTAACGCTTTGCGTTTGTAAGTGGCTTTGCGTTCAAATGACTGGATTTTCCCTAAGTCTCGCTTGTGCTGACGTAACATCAGTTTCACTTGCGTGGTGACCGAGGGATCGGCCAGCCTGCCACCGTATTCAGCGGCGTGCCTAGCCTCCACTTGCATGCGTTTCTTTTCCCACGGGTTCACGGCTTATTCTCCGCTTTTATCTTCCGTATCGGCGGGTACGGCAGGTTGGGTTTTGATTAGCGCAATGTTTTCGATTAGCGCGACACAATCGTAATCTTCGACGAGATAGTCTTCGTTAACGGATTCGTAGTTTTCCACCCGGTCGCGCTTTGGATTATCCAGCACCTGACGGCGACGAGAGTCTTCCTGCCAGTAAATAGACAGGTTATCCAGCCGGGTAATGAGCATGGCATCTTTAGGGAAATACGGCACCCGCACCGCAGGCAATCCTCCAATCCGTTTCTGGCTGATAATCACCTCCGCCGCCAACGCTTCGGTGTTGGCCTGGTCACGGTTAACGATAGGGAAATATTTATCGGATAGCAGCTGACGGCCACAAATAACCACCAGTTCGGTATCATCGGCGTACACTTCGGAAATGGCATCATCAACAGCCTGCATCACCAGCGCATCGAGGTTTGCGTAATCGCCCCCTTTACCCACTTTGATCGGTTCGGCGGTCGTAACATTACTGTCTTTATCGGTGGATGAACCGATCACATGGCCGGGCGCTTCCCGTCGGATTTTATGTAACCAACCCACGTTAACGTCCTGCAATAATTTATGAGTGGTGCGGTCAGAGGTGGCGGCGCGGTGTGTGCCGTTCCAGCCAATCATGATGCGGTCAAGCGCCTGGCGTTTGATAATTTCATCACGAATACGGCGCTGGAAATCGTCAAAAATGGCCCACATATCCAATTTTTCGTAACGAATGGCGGTATCAAAGTTGGTCTGCTTACAGTGATACTGTTGTTTAGACAAATCGGTGGGGTCGGTGGGTTCACGGTCTTTATCTTTGGTGTCCGTTGTACCGGCAATGGTGGAGCCGATCCCTAAACCAATTTTTTCACCGACTTGCGCTTTAACGGGAACAATATTGATCATCGTTAAAAAGGCGGCACTCAGTTGAATTTTGCTTTCCAGCTTTTGCGCGGCGGAAGGTTCGATTTCCACTTTTGCGGTGGCAAATGCCCCGGGTTCAACCCCGTAAATTTCACTTAAACGGGTTAAGTAACCATTAAATTTAAACCGTGTTTCTTTTCTCATTGTCGTTTCCGTTTAGCAGTCCGTCAGGTTTTCAGTATTTTCGCCCTGGCCGCCGAAAGCGTGGGGGCGTTGCGGGTTGTTATCCTGCTGGCTTAAGTTTTCTTTCAGGGCGCCCAGTTCCGATTTCAGGTTTTCATTTTCCTGCCTCAGACTGGACAGGCCTTCAACCTGCTGAGTCAGCGTAGCAACCTGCGCGGCCGTGTTGGTCTGTTCTTCCGCGCACAGTTCGATGGCCTGGTGCACGTCAGACAGGTTTTCATCATGACGTTTACGCTCTTTGGTGAATTTCGCCTTGATGCGGTCAAACAAATTGGGCATGGCGGGATTTCCTTCCTCTTCAACGAATTCGAACAAGGTTTCTTCGGCGGCAGTAAAGAGGTTATCTTTGTGCTGCTTACGTTCAGCAAGGTTGTTTTCCCCCTCAGCACCGCTACTGAATTGCAGCATACTGGTGCCGAGACTGGCCGGATTATCCGTCACCGCCAGCCCAACCAGGTAAGCGCCGCCCATATCCGAAAAGTTCGGGTTAATTTCCACCGAGGTATAGACTTTCTGGCGCTTTTTATTCATTTCCACCAGTTCAGGCGTCGGCGTTAACACGCCATAAAGCGCCAGCTTGCCGGACAACGGCCCGTCGCTGATTTCTTCGGTGTAGACTGACTCCACATCACCGAAACGCGGCGCCCAAGAATAATTCCAGTGCTCCATATTGATACGGGCACCGTAAACAGTGGGGTTGTAATTCTTTTCGATATCCGTCAGCCATTGGCGCGGGACTTTGCGGCCATCCGTTGTGGCCCCTTCAACACAAAGGCGCACCGGCTTACTTTTTTTCGTCATTGCTCAGGCTCCGGCAATTGAATGTAGGTTCATGCGTAAAAAAAAAAGAGTGAGCCTATGTTTTCAGGGATGAGCGATAAGAAACAATGCCGGGCCATTGTATGGGGAATGGCACAACGGGTGTGCAGCGCGAGCGCGGTCGCCAGTCAGTAATCTGGCGGCATGAATACATTACACGATTTTGATCCACGCAAAAGAGCCATGCACCTGTACTTTAGCGGGTACCGGATCGCGCGCATTGCTGAAATCCTCAAAGAAAAAGCCGTCACCATTCACAGCTGGAAACGTCGTGACAAATGGGATGACATCACTCCCTTTGACCGCGTTGAAATGAGTGTTGAAGTGCGCCTTTGCACGCTGATCAGCAAAGAAAACAAGGAGGGGAAAGACTTCAAAGAAATCGACCTGCTTTATCGTCAGCTGGAACGGCATGCCAAAATTCACCGTTATCAGGATGGCGGCAATGAGGTGGATTTAAACCCCAGGCTGGCCAATCGCAACAAAGGTGAACGTCGTGTACCGGAAAAGAACCTGTTTAGCGAAGCACAGATTGAAAAACTGGAAGAAATATTTCGTGAAAACATGTTTGAGTACCAAAAGGTCTGGTATGGGGCCGGACACAAGCACCGCATTCGCAATATCTTAAAATCCCGCCAAATCGGGGCAACGTACTTTTTTGCCCGCGAAGCCTTTATGGATGCCGTACTCACCGGGCGAAACCAAATATTTTTATCCGCGAGCAAGGCCCAGGCGCACGTATTTAAAGGTTACATCATTGATATGGCGCGTGAGGTGGATGTTGATTTAAAAGGTGACCCGATTGTCTTACCCAATGGGGCCACTTTGTATTTCCTGGGGACAAATGCCCGCACCGCGCAAAGCTATCACGGTAACTTATACCTGGATGAATATTTCTGGATACCGAAATTTCAGGAATTGCGCAAGGTGGCGTCGGGCATGGCCATGCACAAGAAATGGCGCCAGACCTACTTTTCCACGCCATCGGCATTAACGCACAGTGCCTATCCGTTCTGGTCAGGAAAACTGTTTAATCGTGGTCGGCGCAAAGCGGATCATGTTGAAGTGGATATCAGCCATCAGGCTTTAGTTAACGGCATGATGTGCGGTGATGGACAATGGCGGCAAATTGTCACAATTGAAAATGCGATGCAGGGTGGCTGTAACTTATTCGATATTGACCAACTGCATCTGGAATACAGCCCGGATGAATTCGAAAACTTGCTGATGTGTGAGTTTGTCGATGATATTGCGTCTATCTTTAATTTGCAGTTAATGCAGAAGTGTCTGGTCGATAGCTGGGAAGTGTGGGACGACGTGCAACCCCTGATGATACGTCCGTATGCCTATCACCCGGTCTGGATTGGATACGACCCCGCCAAAGGGACGCAAAACGGGGACAGTGCCGGTTGTGTGGTTATCGCGCCGCCCCTGTTCCCGGGGGGTAAATTTCGGATACTGGAGCACCACCAATGGCGCGGTATGGATTTTCGCGCCCAGTCTGACGCGATTAAAGAGCTGACGGAACGTTATAACGTGCAATATATCGGTATTGACTCCACCGGGCTGGGTCACGGGGTTTTACAGAATGTGCGGGATTTTTTCCCGGCGGCCAAAGAGTTTGTTTATAACCCCGCGTTAAAAAATGCCCTGGTACTGAAAGCCTATGATGTGATCAGCCATGACCGGCTGGAATATGACGCCGGCAGCAATGACATCACCCAGTCTTTTATGGCCATCCGACGGGCAACCACCGCCAGTGGCAACCGCCCCACCTATGAAGCTGACCGCAGCGAAGAAGCCAGCCATGCCGACCTGGCATGGGCGACCATGCACGCCCTCTATAACGAACCTATCACGGGTGAAAACAGTAATCACCGCAATATTGTTGAGGTCTTTTAATGAGCCGTAAGAATAAGAAACGCCAGAGCCAGAAACTGACACAGACGCCGGATACCGCCTCAATGGAGGCATTTACGTTTGGTGACCCCATTCCCGTTTTAGATAAACGTGAAATCTTTGATTATCTGGAATGTGTACGGGTCGATAATTACTATGAGCCGCCCATCAGTTTTAACGGGCTGGCGCGTACGTTCCGCGCCGCACCCCACCATAGCAGTGCTATTTTTGTTAAACGTAACATCCTGACCAGCACGTTCATTCCACACAAGTATTTAAGCCGGCAGACGTTTGATAGCTGGGCGCTGGATTTTTTACTGTTTGGTAACGGCTATCTTGAGCTGCGCGATAACCGATTAGGCCAACCGCTGACACTGAAACACTCGCCGGCTAAGTTCACGCGCCGGGGTGCGGATCTCGATACCTATTGGTTTGTGCAATATGGCTATGAGACCAAGCCGTTTGAATTTCAGACCGGGAAAGTATTTCATTTGATAGAGCCGGATATTAATCAGGAGCTTTATGGCTTGCCGGAATATCTGGCGGCGATCCCGTCCGTTCTGCTCAATGAAGCCTCAACCTTGTTCCGCCGCAAGTATTACCTCAATGGCTCGCACGCGGGGTATATTCTCTATATCAGTGATGCGGCACAGAAAACCGATGATGTGGATAAAATTCGTGAAGCCCTGAAAAGTAGCAAGGGTCCCGGCAATTTTCGCAACCTGTTTTTGTATGCGCCCGGCGGCAAGAAAGACGGCATTCAGACTATTCCGCTGTCCGAAGCCGCAGCGAAAGATGAATTTCTGAATATCAAGAACGTGAGCCGTGATGACATGCTGGCCGCGCATCGTGTCCCGCCACAAATCATGGGGATCATTCCTGAGAACGCCGGCGGCTTTGGGGATGTGGAGAAAGCGGCTAAAGTGTTTGTGCGCAACGAGCTGCTGCCACTGCAAAGCAAGATGCAACAGTTGAATGACTGGCTTGGGGAAGAAGTTATCCGGTTTGACCGGTATTCGCTGGAGATGGACAGCAACGATTAACCTCCATCACTTGATGATGCGACCGTCTGCGAGGCGGTCTTTTTTTTGCCCGAATGAAATGTAGTTTCAACTGTAATAATGATGTGATGAAACCTGATTTTGGCACGTCATTACACGCCACCACGCGCAGTCGTGACCCCGCCGCGCCTGCCCACTAAATGTGTCGCTTTTTATGCACCTGCAAGGGATCTTCCAAGAAGCGCCAATACTGGTGCTTGACGGGATGTGAGATCCTGATTTGATCTTGCGGATTGATGCGCGGAATAGGGGGTTTTATGCAGCCATGACTAAGAACAAAAATAACCCGCATTGAGGCAGGGTTACTACCATTTCGTGACATGTCACATGATCACAATTGTAGTTTTAATTTATGCCAGCCTAATGTGTTCCAGCACGCTGAGTCACCAGAAAAACAACATTCGGCCACGGGAAAAGACCATCGCCACATTTGCCACATCGTAGGGATCGCGTCCCGGCCGTCTCAGGGCACAATTCTTGATTATCGAGCAACAATTCTATTTTGGTGACGCCAGCTTCCTGCTGGCGTTGACGTTGGGCGGCTTTACGTTCTGCGGGGGATTTCGCCATTGGGTTTGTCCTCTCTGGTTACCAACGGGGATGAGGCAAGCGGCACAAAAACAGCTCTTCAAATGCCTCTTGTGACCATACCTGACGAAGTTGTTCTTCATTAAATCGATTTTCAACATCATCGAACAACGTTACCGTATCGAAAAAAGCAGGGCCACGTCCGATACAATTTCCAGTAAAAAACCGCTTATAAGCTGCCTCTCCGTTATCTCCTGAAGCTCTGGATGAATAAAACGTTCTATGCGAGTTCTTATGTATTGAGAGACTCAAAGCTAATTGTATCAACTGAACGGGATTATCCGACCACGCCCACTCTGACACATACACATCACCAGACAATGCAGCAACATGGCTGTTTTCATGCACAAAGCGGATTTCAGCGCCATTACTAAGCCTCAGTGACTTAATATCGTCTGCCTGCTCAATCAGGCGCTTTTGCTGCTGAGGGAAATACTGAGCAACGTTATGAACAAAAAACGGCAAGAATTCCTTATTTGACATAAAAAACTTGTTCCGGCCTGTCCGACAGGTATCACTTAAGGCTTCTAGTACGAAATAATAATCAGCACCCACCTGTCTGGCTTTATGCAAAAAGCGATTTCGGTGATGTTGATTGGCTTTCCAGCGTGCCTGCCAGACAAATAAACCTGACTCAAATTTATGATTGATACTGTTAACAATTTCAGGGGTTAAATTTAAGGTAATCATTTTATCCTCTAAAAATCAGCATGCCAGCAGCTAAATCACGCTGAACTATTTGCCGCAATACGGCATCCCGACGCGATTTAGTCATTTTAGGTGGACGCTGGCCGGGTTTATTTCTGGCGTTTTTCCGCCATTTTTTATAGCAAGCACAGTACACATCGAAATCAGCTTTCAATAACTCACTGGCAGTTGTCAGTTTTTTCATGGTTGCCTCATCTGCATTAAAATTCGCTTCCCAATCCATGCCATCACAGGCACGGCCATTGAATTACCAATTGCCCGATAGCGGTGACCATCAGGACAATTCTCCAATGTTTTTCCATTCCACGGGATACGAGTGTGATTATCAGGAAAGCCCTGTAACCGCTCGCACTCAACAGGCGTTAGACGGCGCACGGCATCCTGCGTTGTAATGAGATCAGTCGCGCTTTTATCATCCCGTGACCTGAGCGTTGACGAAATATCATCCACTTTATACTCACCAAACGACAGTAATCGGCAGGTCATCACCCCGATACCACCGATAACAGCGCAACTTCCAGCATTGCCGGCAACCGTTTTCCCCGCCGTTCTGTGCGGTTCAGGATTCCGGCGCACGCGGTCTGGCTCAAAAAGTACCGTTGCGGGACAGAGGTCTGCTCGAGCACTTGCGACAACAAACACACGACGGCGTCGTTGGGCCACTCCGAAATATTGAGCGTCGAGCACTCGCCAGGCGACAGCGCGTTGGGGGCCAGACACATAACCAGAGTTTGTCCATCTCGTCCCTGGCGGCTGCAACGGTTCATTTTCTCCGGCAAGCCCTGCAAGAAAACAACCGAAGGCATTATCCCGGCTGGATAATACGCCGGGCACGTTTTCCCAGACGATGATAGATGGCTGTTTTCCGTTTGCTGCCCTGACTGAATCAATAACATTAGCTAACTCCACGAATGATAGTGTTAATTGTCCCCGTTCATCGCCCAACCCATTACGCAGACCTGCAATACTGAACGCCTGACAGGGTGTCCCGCCGACCAGAATATCCGGCGCATCGGCCTGATTTTCGGCAATCATGACGGGGATATTGGTCATATCCCCCAGATTGCGGACATACGGCCAATGGTATTGCAATACTGCGCTGGGGAATTTCTCAATTTCACTGAACCATGCCGGAAACATCCCCAGCGGTTCCCATGCCACGCTGGCGGCTTCAATACCGGAGCAGACCGAGCCGAAACGCATCATTTCGCTATTCTCCCCACTAAATCTGCCGCGATTTCCTCTATTCGCTCACTGAGTTGCTGCAATGTACTGATATCATTGCTATCAACTCCCATTGTGATTACATCGCGGGTTAGATGCGCTAACTGTGTGTAATATCGGAATGGCGTCAAAGACTCCTGCCCGGCATTTTTCCCTGTTTTGGCTATCATCTTTTTATTCAGCGTGAATGAACGACTATCCGATGTAATCACGTATTTACCCAAATTGATTCTCATAACTTCCTCATTTCACCAAGATTATTAATCCGCTGCCGCAGTGCTTCGTGGCGTGCCTGTTGTTGCCGTTCCGACTCCACCGGAATAAAACTCCCGTCCATCCATAACCGGAATGGCTGTTCACCTACGCTAATTTTTCCTCCGATGATTAATGACCGCGCCATAAATCGGCTAAAATCCATCCCGATTGAATCGGCATAGTCAATAATTTTTTCCACTAAATTTTTATTGTCGTTAATCGTCCTCCGTGCCTCCGTACAGTTATTGACAGAACTCCAAGGGGCGGCTGCGCCGCCAGATAAAGGCAAAAACCTCCCATTGGCAGGATCGTTATCTGCCTTTAACTTCGGCACAATCTGCCAGTTTTTTACGCGAGTGATGATCGGAGTATCTTCGCCGACCAAGGTGCAGAAAACCCCCTTAATACAATCAACGGGTTCCCCGTAAGCATTTGTTTTTTCTTCACGTTCATACCACAGTCTCGCCACGAGATCGGCACGACGTACAAAAGCACCGCCCTGCGCTTTGGTGTACTCCCCCCAATAACCCCGGTCAGCCGCTTTATGAACTTCTGCAAAATCAATATCTAAACCGTCCGATGAGGTTGTATCATCCCCCATGCGGCGTAATTCGCGCCAAACAGACACAGGCGCACCACCGATTTGTTGAAACTGGCGAATTTTCCAATGTGACGCCCACGCTGAAACTGCCCTCGCCATGTCCTTACATTTCTGCCCGGTTTCACCATCCACTTCGTCATCCATTGCATAGCCATCAATATTTTTACTGATATATTTAGCGATATAACCGGTCGCACTGCCTTTTTCTTCATCAATAGGCTCTACGTGAAAACGGGCTTTCAGGGCTTTCTGTGTCTGCAATTCTTCGGAGTCTTCAAGACGGGCGTAATAACAGAAAATATCCCGTAACGCTTCCACCTGTTCCGGGCGGACAAATAGCAGCATGTGCCAGTGTGGCGTACCATCATGATGAGGCTCAGTCACGCGGAAGCCGAAAACGCGAATACCCGCGCGGCTATAAGCGGCACGAATTTTTGCCCAGACTTTACAAAGATATTTCTGGGTTTCCCGTGGATCATTGCCTTGCCAGTTTTTGACAAAGCCACCTGCCTGATAGGCTGAATGAAAACGTGATGGCGCAGTAATAGTGTAGAATTCCCCCACACACCCCATTTCTTTAGCCAAATCTTCAAAACCGCGCATTCTGACCATCAATTCGCAACGTTTGATTGCTGGGTTAGACACACTGGCGAGCACCATTTTTGATAATTCGGTGCGGTTTCCGTCCTCGTCTTCGAGATCGAACTCTTTCAGAAACTGCCAGTTACTGCGCTTTTGTTCCAACCAACGGTGCAGAGTAGTGCGGGAAACGTAAGGGGACGCTGATTTTTGCACCTGACCAATAGCAATGGCCAAGTGTTCGAGTTTAATGTCACACAGTCGTTTTAATCGGCGATACCACCACTGCGCATCCATCATGCGCAGTAAAGCGGCACAGAGCTGATCATCATTGGGTTCTATCCTTCCTTTGATGAACTGCTGCCAGTACGGCGGCTGCGTGCCTGATTGCAGGGTTAATTTAGCCAGTAAGGTATAAACCCGTTCTAGGCGTTTACGCGCTTCACACTCTTCTACAGGCGGGTTATCCGCAAAATCATGGGTGACTGACTGATAGGTTTCAGACATAAAATTGGTGATGCCTGTTGCCAGTGATTTGATGGCCGACCGGTCTAGCTGGGCAATACGCTCCAATTGTTCAATAAACGGAAAGGGAACCGTCCCGGAAGCACGATGCTTGAATTCGTACTGTTTCATCACCAATTCAAACCGTGGCAATACATTCTTGGCTGTTTTGAGCAAAAATTCATTGGCACGGCGGCGACCGGATTTTTTAAATATTCTGGCGTATTTGGTGGCAAAATAGATCGCCAGAAAATCAGGGACGTGGGCGATAATATCGTGCCGCCACTCTGCGTCGTCCTGATTAGCTTCCCACATAATGCGCTCAGCCAGAGTCGCATCGCTTGGCAACTCCGGCTGAAACTCTTCACGCTGGCGACGCATTGATATATATACGTCGCTGTTGTGTTCCTGCAATTCGCTCATGCACGCGCCTCTAGCACCGCAATAATCTCTTTCGCCCTCTGGCAGTTGCCATTGGCAGTGCGTTGGCGATTGTGTACCGCTATTGAATTTTGTACATTGCGGCAATGCTGTTCAGTCATAAAGTCAATCAACCATAATTAAGGATTAATAAGTGGATAATTCAGGAATATCATCTGATCCGCCTTATTACGCGAACCACATTAGCTTCTTATCCGGTGCAACCGTTCTTCAAGGCGAAGTAAGGTTTTTATCAGCCCGCGTGATGTACGACGCTTGCGACGCTTTTCTTGGCGTAACGGCATGCCACATAACACGTCATTGGCTGCCCAAAAAAGAGCATCGAAGGCATCTTGCTCAGCTATTGAAGTCGTACATTCCATCCGACTGGAAACCTTACGGAGAATGGAAAGAACTAGTTCGGCACGCATTAGAAACCGCATATCTGCATTCACCCCGGCACCATATATTCGAATGGGATGATCGGGACACTCAGGAAGAGCTACTGACAAATATTCATCTTTCTGCCCAGGCGACTCGAAAAACGGTTGAACTTTTTGACAGTGGCGATCCAATACATCTGCCAGTTGGCACAAAGGTGTTTGCTGTCTCTGCTCAGTTGAATGAATTTCTTTCGTCTGTGGTTGCCGGTGATGTAAACCCGGTATGGATGGCAACAATGGATAGTGAATGGACACCGGGTTGCCGCAATGGTATTCACCCGAAATATCACCCTCGAAAAGTTTAATCATTTTCCCAGCAGGGAGCGTTGCCGCAGGAACAGAGCACGCGGATTGTGCGGTGCAGTGATGTTTCAGTAATTGATTCATGCTGCGCCCTCCAACACCGCAATAATTTCTTTCGCAGGCTGACGGTTGCCATTGGCGGCAATCGTGCGCGGGGCGTCGATTTCATGGATAGTGAACCTCAAATCGGCATACAGCTCTTTGGCCGCAATGGAATTGGAGGCAATGACTGGTACGCCCAGATTAAAATTCAGTCTGAGTAACTCTACGGCGAGTTCCTCATGGGCAGCGGGCGTAAAATCAACGGTATGATATTGCGTGAACCCTGTACCGTGAGTCAGATACGGCGGATCGCAATACACCACGTCACCATAATCAACGAGAGTTAAAGTGTCCTGCCATTCCAGATGTACAATTTCAGCTTTCGCCGATTTTTCGGAAAACGACCAGATTTCAGTCGCTGGAAAATAAGGGGTTTTATAGTTCCCAAAGGGAACATTAAATTTCCCCCTACGGTTATAACGACATAGGCCGTTGAAGCAATGGCGGTTTAAGGCTAAAAACAAGCTGGCGCGATACAACTTATTCTCAGCCCAAATCTGATAAAAATTAAATTTATCCCTTAATTCATAATATTCTTCGTTGCCCCGAATTTTTGAAAAACACAACGAAGCAACATGGGTAAACAAGTCGCCGTCAGCCTGAATACTCTGATACATATCAATCAAATCGGCATTCGCATCAGCAACCAAATACTCTGGGTAATCGGTATTCATCATTACCGCACAGGAACCCGCGAACGGCTCAACCAGTCGTTGACCCGCAGGCAAGTGTGGCAGCAATTTATCCATAACACGGGCTTTCGAACCCGCCCATTTGAGGATAGTTTTATTGGCCATTGTCAGTATCCTCATCAAAGAAATAGGCAGGTAATAATGCGTATTCATAAAAATGAATACCAATTTCATTATGTGTGCTCATTTGATTAATAAAAAAATAAGACTCATCAATTTGCAGCGTCATTCGTGGTGATGATTTATCAGTCAAACCACATTCATCCATCATTGTGATCAGAATTAAATCCCCCGGACAAGCGGTAACAGGAAACCCTAAATCATCGAACAGGCATTCAATATTGAGATGTTTAAAAATAAAAAATTGACTGACTGTTTCTAACTTCTCACCCGTCAGCCCTTCTTCGTTCGTGCCAACAACACCCAGAACCCGGTTAGATTTAATAATATTAAATTCCTGTTCAGTGACAGAAATACGACGTAGAAAGCTCATTTCACACACTCCGGTAATGTTTTTGTTTCAGTTCAAACACGTCCTGACAGGTTGCACAGCGGGTCACACCGGCAATAATCATGCGACGTTCTTTGGGAATAGGATTACCGCAATCTTCACACTCAAACGCAGAAACACCGACAGGGCGGTTAACATGGGCGGCTATCCGGCACGCCAGCATTTCGGCGATGCGTTCACAGGCGCGGTCGAGTTCCCTAGACATAACTCCACTCCTGCGCCTGGTGCTCGATATTCTCAGCCTCACTTCTCAATAATTCGGCTGACGCGGCATGATCCAATTTATTCGACAGAATATGGGCGGCGAGATTTTCCAGACGAGAAGCAGCCCGTGTGGCTAAATTTTTGCGCTCATCTTCTCTGTTTATTTTTATCAATTGTTCTATTTCCATTATTTTATTTCCTGTTTTTAGGTAATAAAAATCCCTGCGAGTTGACGCATTAATCATTGAAACGTTTGTTATAAATTAATGTTCAATTAAATTCGGCATAACTAATTTACTCGGTATTCTTTCTGCTACCGCTTTAAATTGATTCATGACCATAATTAACGAACGAATTTCTTCTTCCGTGAATTCACTAACCTTGGTGTTATAACGGGATTTATCAAACCCTGCTAAATAAAACATAACATGCAGCAGTTTTTCATTGTTCATGACACGGTTATTTGTGCGGTCACGCATACATTCAATGAAATCGGCCAGTTGGCTGTTTGATTTTTTAATATCGCAAACAATCGGAGCCAGTAACTCAGCGGTTTTATTCAATCCGTTGATTTGTTCATCCAGCGTTAATGAGACAGCGCGGTAGGGTTCAGTATTCGCCATTGCATCACCTCATAATAGGGATAATAACGGGGTTAACATTGTTGTCGCCAAACCAATTGAGATTAAAATCTCGGCCAAATGGTTTTTATTAGTGAATTTTTTATTAAAATCATCACTGGAAATTTTATATTTGTGTTGCACTCTCTTTAATTGGTTCATCTAACCGTTCCTCATATAACTGCCGACAAAAATCAATGGCCTGTTCTTTGGAATTAAATTTACCGTAGCAATATTCACCGTCCCCGACCTGATAACGGATGAACGGGCAAACAGCGCTGATACGTAACGGGCGAATGAATAACGTGCCGAATTTAATTTTCCCCTTGTTTAATTCCTCTGGTGTTGGAATAGTATTTCGCATATTTATTACCTCATCGTTATTATTGTGCTGCCGACTTTTAGCCATGTCCGGCGCATGGTACTGTGGTATCCTCTTTGCGCCTGCGGTTTCTTTGAGCGGAGACTCAGGCGAAAAACATCAACCACCTATAAAAGGAGTTAAATCTAATGACCTCAAAAAATGAACTAATCCAATTCTTCGAAGATGCAAAAAAATCGCGTGAAGCACATCTTATTGAAGATAGAATAACCGCGCTTGAAATCATGACTTGCGCTATAGCAGCCTCACTAAAAGAAGAAAGCAGAGAGGATTTTTTAACCCTCATGAATTCTTTTTCACATGTAAATAACCCGATGAAAAATCGAACAGATAAGGCTGTTGCAGATTTACATGTTCTCAGCGCTAATTTTGTAAGCATGCTCAATACCCTCAAATAATGAACCACTCAGCCTCAATTTATGGGGCTGTTTATTGATCAGCAAATTCAAAGGTAATATCACCTACATATATACCATGCTTAAATATTTTTAGTTTGCCAGCACCACACACCGAAGAAGAAGAAACCCCTCCCGCATTTAATAAATGCTGTTCATTAAACTCGAACGATTTACTTTCAAAAGTATTACGGACAGCAGACAAAACTTGTTGCAGAGTTTTTTCGGTATTACAAAGCAATTTATGATCAAACTTCTTTAACCCTGTAGCATTTAGCGCTTTTTTAACCGAATCTACCAACGAGTTAGCATCTACCCCCGACTGAGCCTGTACTAATTCCCCAAACCCAATACGCGCTGACTTAGAAATGTGATAATCATTACCCGTCGCCATCTGCATAAACCGCACCAGCGTTTCCTGGATAAATTCAGGCGTCACTTCCACCTCGTTTTTGACATCATCAAAAACATCATACAGGCGTGCCATCATGGCTAATTGCCGTTTTGAACGGTTCAGGGATGTTGAGTTTTTCATTTGAATGCCCTCTGTTTAATTTATATTTCAGCTATTTGCGATAGCATCTTTCAACATAGCGATCATGTTGACTTCTAGCGTATCGTTGACTCTTTTCCTCGGTCTGGTGATGATGCGGCCATCAGCGACCATTGCACGACATGTAACCAAAGGGGTTTGGGTTATTTCTGAATACCTTTTGAGTGATACATATGCAAACTGCGCCAGCGTGTCCGGGATATATTCAGGGGTGATTGCTACCTCGTTTTTGAAATCATTAAAAACATCATACAGGCGCGCCATCAGGGCTAATTGCTGTTTTGAACAGTTCAGGGATGTTGAGTTATTCATTCTTTACCCTCTATTAGATAATTTTTTGGCTGTTGTTATATGCATCCATCAACATAGCGATCATGTTGACTTCTACCGTATCGTTGACTCTTATCTTCGGTCTGATGATAATGCGGCCATCAGCGACCATTGCACGACATGTAGCAAAAGGGATTTTGGTTATTTCTGAGTACCTTTTGAGTGATACATATGCTGATTCGACTTTCACATCAAATAAAGGATTTCTCATAACGCATCACCGAAAATTCTGTACAGCGCTGAGATAAATGATGCGTGCCATGTTGGATACAGATCGACTTTCTCTTGCCGCAATAGCATTCAGCTCTTCACGCTCATCATCAGATAACCGCATAACAACTGGATTTTTCGAGGCGATTCCTCGCGGTAATCGTGACCGTCTAATATGCTTATCTAGTGTCATAATGTTATATTGTGATCCGTTAAGTTATGAATGTGTCCATTATTTGCAGAAATCTGCAATATGTCAACAAGGAATTGCGAAAAAATGCAAATCTGTGATCGTCTAAGGACAGAAAGAGAGAAATTGGGTTTAACCCAAAGTGAAGTAGCAAAGATGTGCGGAGTCGCTTTCAGAACGTATTGCGACTATGAAGCAGGAAAAACTGAACCCAAAGCATCTTTTTTTTCAAGATTTAGCGAGATAGGTGCAGATGTGATGTTTATTCTGACTGGGCAGCGCATTATACAGGGAGAGATATCGATGGAAGAACAAGCGCTAATCGAACACTATCGCGCTATGAGTGATGAATCGCGCGCAAATATGCGGGCAGTAGGGGCGTCTTTTGCACAGTCAACTCCTAATAAAAAAGCTAAAAACGGATGATTATTCAAATTTTAACCGTTTTCATAGCTGACTATTATTTAAATTAATTATTGAAATAATTTCAATTTGAAATTGTGATCTATGAATATGTTTCATATGTATCACAATGTTACATTGTGTATCACTAACTACTTGTTTTTTACGTTATTGATTAGTACATATCAAACAATACAGAGGAGATACTTTAGTGAGCACAATGGGAAGCAGAATCACAGAGGAACGTAACCGTTTAAATATAAACCAATCAACCTTTGAAATCTTTATCGGATGCCCGCGTAACTCGCTACACCGTTACGAGCAGGACGAGATCCCACTCGAAGGAGTACACTTGCAAAGATTAACCGCAATTGGCTTTGATACACTTTACATCATCACAGGAAGCAGAATGCAACGAATGGATATATCAGCAGAAGAACAAGAAATGATTGAGCAATTTCGCGCCATGACTAAGGCGTCGCGCTTAAACATACAATCGGTTGGCAATACGTTTGCACGCAAAAGATCTAACGAAAGGGTAAAAATAATCACGACTCTAAACTAATGTAATAATAGTATTACTATTTAGAGTCGTGAGTATTTTAATTGTTTTTTCTACTAAAAAACTGAATTTATAAAGATGTATGAAAATTTCAGGTAAGGGTAATTAAATGAAAAACATACTAATGAAAACTTTTTCTATTCCTCTTTTCTTTTCGTTATTCAGTGTGAGCGTTTACTCTAATGAATTACAACAATACGGTACGAATGAACAACTACCATGCGCTGGAGAAAAAAGAATTTATCCATCAATTGCAGAAGCGATTGAGGACTTTGGAGATTATTATCCAGAAAATAATTCTTTCCAACTCATTAGTAAAAATCCATTAAAAATAAGATTGTCGCCTCCAGCATTTAAGGAAGATTTACCAGATGTGAAAAACGATTTGGTAAAACGAGCAATAGTTTATGGCGTATATAGAACATTTATTCATAGTAACAGTGATAAAGTAACTGTTACTTCCTATCTCGTTGATGCTAACGGCGGGAAAAAACTTAATGGTTCTCCTGAACATACCATTACTTTGGATAAAAAACAGGCTCTTAATATTATAAATAAATACATTCCTGTAGCTGACTTATCAGAGCTGATAGATGATCAGTGTTCTTTTACTAAAGAATTTAATGAATTGCGCTATGATGATAACGGGAAGAAAGGTTTTAGTAAGTTTTTTACTGAGTTAACTAAGCAATCTAAATAATAAAGGTTGATTACTCTATGAAAATAAAAAGCATTGTGATCGGAATTATATTAGCCACTGGATTTTTCTCTGTCTCCGCTAATGCTAACCCTGCAAATACATTATATAAAAAAGCCATTGGTAACATTGTTGATAACGCCCAATGTAGTGAGCAGGAATTTATGCTAGAAATCCCCCGTAAGATTAGCGATGATGAGGATGATATAGAGCTATATAACACACAATTTACAAACGATGTTTTTGTTACCCTCTCCAAAGATATCAACACAAAAGGTAAATTCAATGTTGGTATTAATATATCCCCCGCTCCTAATACACTGGCTGAGCAACTTACCGCTTTTTGTGTTGTCTCTGCATTTCAGGCAGCCATAGACCCCAGGCAAACGACAAATGAATATATGAAATTGAGTGCAAAAATGTACTCACTAGCCTTAAAGTCAAAATCTGGGCATTATTATCACCAGTCAAAGAACTACGAGCACTCTGCATATATTGATGTTGAATCAGATAAACCCACCTTGACCTTCCAATTTTATCCGCAAGGTTATGAGTTACCGAGGTAGAGAACTATGGCAGTAAGCAGACTTCCCAACGGTAAATGGCAATGCCAATGCTTCCCTGACGGCCGTAATGGCCGTCGTGTCAGACGCCAATTCACAACAAAAGGTGAGGCGATGGCATTCGAACGGCAGTTAATGCAAAAGCAAACTCTGAATATTGATATATCCAATGCGATTAAATTGAGCGAATTGGTTAACCGTTGGTATGAATTACATGGGAAAACGTTAAAAGATGGAGAGGCGCGAAAAGCAAATTTTGCAACTGAACTCTGGTGAGTTTGTATGACTGCATGAATATTTTGATTCGTAATCATTTGAATTTTTAATTGTATTGATTTGTAGCTAAAAATAATTAGAGAGTAATTAACATGAGAAAATTTTTACTGATTTTATCTAGCGCACTATTACTTACAGCCTGTGATTCAGAGCAGTCTGAGCCAACCAAACCCTATAATAGCCTTGAGATCAGTCAAGAATCATATGGCGATAAGTGGGCTTTCAATGCGGATAAAGTTGAGTTGCAGTGTTATAAAGGCGGTGCTTTTGTCGAAGATCTCTCGGATAAGGATAATACCGTATATGGATTAACAGGATTAGCTAATACATTAAAAACCAATGGCAAAAAAGAAGCACAAAACATTAATGGCTCTTCTTTCTGGAAAGATAATCTATCCACAGGTGCAAAAGTAAATCTCAGCCCATTTACAAATGAAGCTCTAACACTATGTGATAACAAAGGTTAATTATGGCTGTTAGTAAACTTCCTAACGGTAAGTGGCAATGCCAATGCTTCCCTGACGGCCGTAATGGCCGTCGTGTCAGACGCCAATTCACAACAAAAGGTGAGGCGATGGCATTTGAACGGCAGCTAACGCAAAAGCAAACTCTGAATATTGATATATCCAACACGATTAAATTGAGTGAATTGGTTAACCGTTGGTATGAATTACATGGGAAAACGTTAAAAGATGGAGAAGCGCGAAAAGCAAAATTAGAAGCAATATGCGAGCGATTAAAAGATCCATTTGCCACAGAGTTTAATAAGAATATGTTTGCTGTTTATCGTGAAGAAAGATTAAACGGCAAGTGGAATGCTAAAGGGCGTAAATCACCTAGCCAATCGACTGTAAACAGAGAGCAATCATATTTACATGCTGTTTTTTCTGAGTTGACTCGCCTGGGTGAATGGGAAGGTGAAAATCCACTTAATGGCATTCGGCAATTTAGGGAATCAGAGAAAGAATTGGCGTTCCTATATCCCAACGATATTAAGCTGCTATTAGCTGAGTGTGATAATTCCAACAACAAAGATCTCGGTAATGTTGTACGACTCTGTTTAGCTACCGGCGCTCGCTGGAGTGAAGCACAGGATTTAAGCCAATCTCAGCTAATGAAATATAAAGTCACATATACAAAAACCAAAAGCAGCAAAAACAGAACGATACCAATATCACAGCGACTGTATGACCGCTTCCCCAAAAAGCGCGGTAAATTATTTTCCAATTGTTACGATGCTTTTGAAAATGCAGTTAAAAGAGCAGGAATTGATTTACCAGAAGGACAATGTACCCACGTTCTTCGGCATACCTTCGCCAGTCATTTTATGATGAATGGAGGTAACATTTTAGTTCTGCAACGCATTTTAGGGCACAGCACAATTAACATGACTATGCGTTATGCCCACTTCGCACCTGACCATTTAGAACTAGCTTTAACACTGAACCCTTACGATCAACTTGAAGAGTAATTTTGTTGGCAGCAGTGCCAAACAAATAGCAATAAATAGCAATATTTAGCACATACAATGCTTTGATTTTTCTTAACTTATTGTTTTTAAAAATGGTGTACTAGTCTTTAAAATCCCTCGGCTGTAAGGCTGTGCGGGTTCAAGTCCCGCCCTGGGCACCAAATAAAAACTTGATGCGAAACATCGAGTTAGAGTCAGAAAAGGCCACCTTTACGGTGGCTTTTTGCTTTGACTCAAATCACCTTTCACTATTTGTTCACTATATCTGTTCACTATATTTTTTGACCAACCATTTACTTTTTTTGCCCCCCAACAACGGGGACAACTTTAATTTTTCTATCGTATCGTGCCGTTTGGGTGATGTTTTTATGTCCAGTGATTTTTTGTTTTTCAGCCAGCGTACCATCTAGATCCGAAATTCCCTTGGCTTTCAGGTCATGAAATGTAAAATTGAAATCCAGCTCGGGAAATTTTTCTATAGCAGCGGCTCTGGCTTTTTTCCAGCGGCTGTTAAAACCATCGCGGGTATATCTAGATCCGTTACGCTGGTGGAGTACATAGATACTACTAACACCACTATCCAATGGTAGCGTTTTGCTCATCTTCACCACATCTTCCAGACGTTCTGTCCAGCCTTTTATTTGTGCGACACCTGTTTTTCCCTGTTTAATAAATATGCCGTCCTCCCGTACCTGCGCGTAGGTTAATGCCAGCACATCAGCCTGACGGGCGCAACACAGGTAGGCCAGTTCCATTGCAACCCGAACTACTGGAGGGGCAACGGAATAGAGTGCATTATATTCAGCATCAGTGATATACCGATCCCTCGAAATTTCCTTAAATTGCCTGACGCCCTTACACGGGTTACTGCGTACTAGTCCTCTCTCATACCCCCAACCATACACACGTGACAAAAAGTTTTTTTCACGATTAGGTTGTGTCCGCGCTTTTAATCCGCGCTTGTCCATGTACTTACGAATATGCTCCGGTTTGATATTGTCCGGTAACATGTTCCCAAATACAGGTAACAATTTTCCTGCATATTTTCGGTAATCGTTTTTGGTTTCGGTAGCTAGGGCGGAAAAATCAGGCGAGAGAAAAAACGCCTTAACCAGACCGTTTAGCGTCTCGTCGTTTTTCTGGTCGGCGATTAATTTCTCGTAGGCAACCCAAACTTCGGCCTGAGTCGCCGAAAAATCACATAGACGAACTGTCCGGCTGTCATAGGTCTGAAATTCAAACGCAGATCGCCCCCGTCGAACTCGCGGGGGCATCCAGTTATCCGCGGGGTTATTGCGTTTTCTACCCATTAGTCTAACGCTCCAAAGTTAGGTTCTTGAGGGGCAGGAGCATAGTTTCTGACTCGCTGCGAGAACGGGTTGTTAAAATGCTCCCATGTGGTTCGGGGTCTCCCGTCCCGTCGAACGATAAAAAATATGCCAGCTTCTTTTAGCGTTGCACATTGTTTAGACGGGATTTGGTAGCCCGTCAGTTCGGCGATATCGTCATCGCTAATAATACCGGTTTTCATACCTGTATTGACCTCGATTATCTGTTAACCGTTCAGGTTGAATATCAATGTTAAGTAAACGGCGCAGCTTATTACCGGCGTTTCATAGCCTCTAATAAAATGTCCTGAACTTCCCGTTTGGAATTACGCCGTTCCATCACCAGCTCATCGACTGTATCGGTTGCGATAATGTGGTGAATAAACACAGGGCGGTTGTGCCCTGCCTGTATCTGTCGGGTAGGGCCGATACGTTCATTGATTTGCTGATACTGTTCCAGATCCCACCAGTGAGAGAAAAACACTAAGATGTTGCCGCCATCCTGTAGATTTAAACCGTGACCGGCGCTGGCAGGGTGAGCGAACATTACGGGGATTTTCCCGGCGTTCCAGTCGCGCAGGGTCTGCGGGTCTAAATCAAGGTGCCTGCCTTTGGGAAATGCTTTCAGTAACCTTTCTAAATCGTGTTTCCAGTGGTAGGCGACCAGTACAGGCATACCGCCAGACTCATTAATGATGCTGTCTAATGCCTGAATTTTGGCGTCGTGCAGTTCCTGCCAAGCGCCGTTCTCGTCAGTATAGATAGCCCCGCTGGCGATTTGCAGACATTTAACGGTTTTGGCCGCCGCGTTCAGCGCCTCAACCCCGATACTACCCAACTCCATGAACAGCTCTTTTTCCATCGCGCGGTACTGTTGCCGGACTGCGGACGGTAAATCGACACGAATAACATTGTGAATTGGTTCCTGAATATCGAACCAGTCCGCCGCGTTGAGAGCGATGGTCACATCGTTTAGTGCTGTTTGCATTTGCTCCTGAGCAAACGGCCACGGTTCCAGTTTCACCCATGATTGCCCAGGGAACCGAATACTATTGAACCAGCGCGAGGTGAACGCACTGTACGTCCGGCCCAGTCGTTCGCCCTGATCGATAAACCACGATTGCCCCCATAAATCGACCAGACCATTAGGAGAGGGTGTACCGGTGAGATTGACCCAGCGGCGTACATGTTTATGCGCAACTTTAGCCAGCGCAGCCGCGCGCTTGCCCCCCTTACGTAACCGAAATGATTTTAGCCGCGTGCTCTCATCGGCAATGACGGTAGCGAACGGCCATTTGTCCCCCAGCGTTTCCACCAGCCAGACAAGGTTATCGTAGTTGGTGGTGAATACGCTGGCGTTGGTGTTTTTGAGCGCGTCCCTGCGCTCTTTAACATTGCCCACAATGGGCTGAACGTCGATATTATGGAAATGGTTCCATTTGTCCGCCTCATCCGGCCAGGTGGAACGAGCCACACGCAACGGGGCCAAAACTAGTGTTGGTTGGGTTTCCATACCCACCATATAGAGATCTTCCAGTGCAGTTAATGTTGCTACAGTTTTGCCCATACCCATACCCGCCCACACATTGCAGCGGGGCATATCCAGTTCGTGATTAATAATGAGGTTTTGGTAGGGGCGGGGTGTGAATGGTTTATTCAATTATCCCCTCCAAATTTTTACTGTCCAAAACAACAACCGTTTGCCTCATCGCCCGCAGCCGTTCGTGTTCCCGTAATTGGTCGGGTCGGGGTTTTTCGCCAGGCGATTTGCATTCGACGAACACGACACGCCCATTGGGTAAAATAACAATACGGTCAGGAACACCACGGCGACCAGGGGAAACAAATTTATAGGCGATACCCCCCGCTTTTTTCACCTCATTAACCAGATGTCGTTCTATTACGTCCTCTCGTATTTTCACTTTCCCTCTCCAATTGCTTTAAACAAAAAATCAGAACGATTTTCTGCCCATTCGATATTTAATGCGTTGCGCGAATGGCGAGCTGCTTTGTTCCAAACTTTTGACGCCCGTCGATAATCGCCCTCGCGTTCAATTTGCGCAGCCTCTCGTGCAGCCCGAAAATATAACGGGCTGTCTCGGTATTTAAATGACATAGACGTTCTCTCAGGTACGGGAACAGGTACAATAACCAACAAAGGCGAGCGTAAGCGGTGATGGATCATCGGGGTGGGTGATGTTGTCAACATGATATATGGTTTTACGGTAGATAACGGAGTAACCATCATTTTTAATGAGAAACAATTTCCCAGTTACTGCGCGGTATTTGATTGAAAGCCCGTTACCGGTGGTAATGGTAAAACCGCATTTCTCGCCAACAGCAACGGGTTTCGGTTCACCGTAATAACCACGGCATTTTTCACAACGTTCCATAAACCATTCAATCCTTTCTGTATCGATATGCCTCAAATCCGCCAGCGCTCAGAGGTAGGTCTGGCGCCCAATCGGGATTTGTAGCGAGTAATGAGCTGAGATGCTCATGGGAGTAATCGGGGGTGTCAGGCGCTTCCGTCAACACTTCATCATGTACGGTTAGCACAATGTCATAGCCCGCGTAGCCAATGAGTGGCATGTTACCTGCCAGTACATCACGTGCCGCGGCCTGTGTGACGTTTTCGACCAGTTTCCCGCCGTAGGTTTTGAGCCGTTGCCATTTGCGGCTGTACGGGTTAGTGCCCATGTAACTGATCTGCCCGTCATCGAGACGAGGTGAGGGATAACACACCGCGCGGCCAGATGGCAGAACAATACGGAGCCAGGCGCCATCGCGGCGAACTCGCAATTTACGGCAAGGAATAGTGATACTAGGTGAACTGATAGCGCGCTTCACAGCCTCTTCCAGCTCATACCAGAACGGCACGGTTGCGGTATGGGCATTACGCCACATGCGCTTTAGCGAATCACAGGTAATGAAAACCCGCTCGCTCAGTCCGTAAGTCTGATTTTGTTCGACCGATTGTTTATACCAATTCATCGCATTCCGCTGAACTGAGACAGGAATGTTGGGTAACGCAGCGGTCGCCAGTTCGTCTAAATCGAGTGCATAGGTGAGGGCGAATGTGACAAACGCAGCGACGCCACCGCCGTAACCTAGCCCCAGTTCCATGACTTTACCGATCTGGCGCTGGTCTTTTGTGACGCCCTCTGGCTCGATGTTGAATGCGCGGGCGTAGGCTAATTTGTAGAGGTCTGCGCCAATACCGCTATCGTATTCGCTAAACGCTCGTAGTTTCCAGTCTTCACCCGCCAGCCACGCGAGCATTCGCCCCTCAATGTTGGACAGGTCACTAACGACGAGCTTCTTGCCGTTCGGCGCGATGATAACACCACGTAATGCCGAACTGGTCAGTTCCATGATGTTGTCAAACAGCAGATCCGCGCAGTCAGATTTCAACGCCTCAATACCTGTGTCAATAGTGGCCTGATTGAGGGTGGCTCTCGGTAAATTTTGGGGCTGGAATAGGCGTCCTGCCCAACGTCCGGTACGTGATGCGCCACAAAATTGTAGTGTTCCACGTAATCGCCCATCGGCGCTTATCCCGTTCATTAGCGCTTTGTATTTACTGGTACTGGTAGTGCTGGCTTGTAACCGGATGGTGAGCAATTCCCGTAACGCGACGGGTAGATCGGGGTCTGCTATGCGTCGTTCCAATGTGCTTTTTTGCATATCAGGTAATTCAATACCAAAGGCCGTGGTGATATGCCGTAGCATGGCGTCACGCTGGGTCGCGGCCTGTACATCACCCTCGGTCAATGCCTGCGTGCGTTTTGCCAACCGTTTCTGTTCCTGCTCAACGGCTGCGATGGCTGATTTTGCCAACTCGATGTCCATATACACGCCACGGTCATTAATTTGCTGGTCATAGTGCCAGAGTGCCAGCTCATCACCCTGATAGTTCCATTTGGGTAGGCGTTTATGTACCTCGCGCATGGCGACGATATCTAGCGCTGCGTACTCAACGAACCGTCGCCACTCCTCTGAGTGGGTTTTACTGGTGGCACGGCGAATGGCGACATTTTTCGGGCGGGGTTTGCAGAATAATTGGATCAGCGCTTTGCCCTCCTTGTCTTTGGCTCTGTCTGATGGGATACCCAGCACCTCACACAATGCCCCTAACGCACCAGGTAGACCATGCGCCAGCGCCTGAACCATCGTGTCACGCCAGCGGCTGATATCCAAACGCAACTTCGGCATGTAATGGCGCAAAACAGTACGGTCAAAGTGGCTGTTATGGGCGAATAGAATAACGGCGGGATCAAGTAAAGTTTTACGTAATTCGGCGGGCATGGATGCGCCACTTATGACGTCCCATACCTGAACAGGGTTATTGTTAACCGCCCATGCAAATAGCATAATTTCTGCATGTTCGGCGTAGGTGTGAGTACCATTTTTGATCGGTATCTCACTGTAGGTTTCGAGGTCGAGCCATAATATCGTGTTATTCATAATAATTTCATTTAAGTTGGTGAGGAATACATGGGAAGTTTGAAAAGTAATATTGATACCAAGAAACTTATTATTACCGTTGTGATTATGCTTTTTATTTTTACTGCTTGTTATGGTTATATAAAAGCTAAATCAAGAGAATTTGATGGGCCAACTCAGGAAGAAATATTAAAAACTTGGCCAGATTTGGATGTTATAAAGATCCTTGAGCCTGAGCGATACGATGAATTTTATTCTGCAATTAGAGATTCATATCTTATTAAAGATAAGGCTGCTAAAAATAGTGCTATTATGAAAAATGTGTTATCACTGAGGAAATGGTTTGATAGTCACTTACCTGAAATACTAAATTATTCTGCTGATGATGCTGTCAATTATTTTACCAAGTATCGCTCCAAGCTTTTTAATGGCCTGTTAACTATGGACCCCACCGGGATGGAATGTTTTAAGTCATTATACCCTAGTGTGCTGGGAGAGCCTGATTTAGATAGAATAGGAAAGTCACTAGGGGATGAAATGAGGCAGGAATCTTATATGGAGGGTTTTATAAACTCAATAAAACAGCCCGTTAAAGTTGATAGGTTGCCTGCCTCACAGGTAGAAGAGGCGCTTACTAATATTTACATTAAGTTGATAGAAAGACATGGAGATCTTGTTACTTCTGAAGACATAAACGAGTTAGCCAAGAATCCTAAATTATCATGTGAAATTCAACGTGATTTTTATGAGTTAATTTCAAAAGAAGATTCGCATCTTTCTGCTGAAATTACACGTTACCTAAACGGTTCTAAATAACTTATAATTAATCTTGCCCCGTAATAACTAACGGGGCATTCCTTACATTTAACCAACAACCTCAGTCGGTAACCCAATCATCTCATTGAGTGCGTCACGGCGAACGGCAGGAACTGGTGCAGCTTTCGCCGTTGATTTGGGTAGTAATTCCTCGGCCTCCGGCCATTCAGTCAACAAACGTTTTACTGTGCGAACTTTGGCTAACGCTGCTTCCACATTATTGGTGATATCCCTCCGTTGGTTTTCTAATTCGTTGTGACGTTTTTCCAATTCATAGAATTCATTAACTAACGGATTATCGGCTAATATTACATTTTTAACTTTTGGCGTTATTTTAAACACACGTTCACGATATTCACGTTGTGAATATCGTAGGCTGCCGTTGTAAAATGCTAACACTGAAATGCCCGCTAAATTAATTTCTATATAGCTGGATTCATAAATAGGAAATGCATCTATCCGCAATGCTGGTGGTATTTTATTAGCTAGTTTTTTAATCTCGGAAATAATATCATTTACCCCCGAATCCATATTCTCGCCGCCGATAGCCTCTATTCGCACTTTTTCAGTCCAGTCCGCACGGTCTTTATATAATTGCTCTTCTTTTTCGAAGATACCGGATTTTACCAAAGCGTTTTTAACAATTTCGCTTTTTATATCTTTAGTTAGTGTTTTTTGTGTCATGGTTTTTTACCCTAATAAATGCCCCACATAATTATGTGGGGCAATAATGGTTAATTAACTAAAAATATCGGCTTCGGCTTCGGCGCCTTCGCTGATATCGTCAAAATCATCTACTGATGCAACTCCGCCACCTGCGAATGCGTCGCCGTCTCGGAAGAACTGAACACCGGCCAGTGACGCCGAAATGCCTTTGCCGTTATTGTCATAGGCAAAAATATTGATAGTAGCATTCACATAGCAACCTGAATACGGGCGGCCGTCCTGAGCAGTGAGTGGCGTTCTGTCGCGGTCAATAACCAGCGGACGCGATTTATTACTGGCGGAAATATACATACACCCCGGGTAGCCGTCATAATCGGGTTTATCATCGCCATCACGGAAATTAAAACGCATGTTATTTCCGCGAATAGATTTTAAAATAGATTCCGCTTTAGCACCCCATTTTTCAGTTGCCACTTTTTTAATTGCGGCTTCAATTTGATTAATTAACTCTTTTTGGCGCTCCTTGTCGATTAAAAAAGTAGAGCGAAATTTAAAATCGCCTTGGCCGTTAACTTGGGTTGCTTCATATAAATCAGGAAATGCCAAACGTACAATTGGTAATTTAATTTTCATGCTATTTTGTGCCTGGTTATTGGTTAGATGTAATTATGCGAATATATCGTCTGATATATCGTCAAAATCATTTATGGGGTTGACGTCCAATGCTGGACGGGGATCGGATTCCGGTACAACAGTGGGTTTACCGTCAGCCCGAATAATAAGGGGTTCCAGTTTGGCCCATCGGCGCGGGTTGTCCTTTTTAATCAGCTTTTCCGCTTGGGTCGGACTGATAATTTTCTTGGCGTACATCTGGTCTTGTTTGAGCTTAAACGATTTCAACATCGCTTCAGCTTCTGACTCTATACCCCAAGAACGGTTGCCCTGTTTACCCTCGACCAGTTTAAATCCTGGTATTGGGTATCCTGCATTCAACTCATCGCTGACGCGGGCACGGATCGATTTACACCAGTTCTCAACAAACTCTACCTGAGCATATTTGGCAGCGAGTGTTTGGTTGTCATAAAGTGGGATTTGCGGCTCTAATGGTTGCGTCAGATCGTCAAAATCATCTAAGACAGTGTTCATCACGTGCTTCGCTAATGCAGGGCAATCCGCCTTTGCCTTGCAGAAACGACACTGTTTATCGCCTGGGGTGAAACTGTCAGCGGGCAGTGTTTCTACCCCCTCACACTGAGCGATATTGAACATGATAATGACCGATGCGGCGGCATCTCTGGCGCGTTCCCCAAATTGCCGTAACTCGTCGACATTGACCGTCCATTCTGATACATGGTTTAATCGGGGCTGGTGGATGAATAAACGCACTGTGTTAAAATCGTACAACATATCGAACTGATCGAGGGCACCTAGCGCGTATAACATCAACTGCTCATTGCTCTCTGCATCAACACGCACGCCGCGGCCGTATTTCAGGTCATGGATTTGTAGCTCATTACCGTTGATGATTATCGCGTCCGCCGTGCCGAATGAATTTTCGACGCCAATCACATCGGAAAAATCGACACGTTGCTCGACCAACAACTCATTACCCTGAGCCAGCCCCCATACCGTTTCGACATAGTCACCCACTGCCTCCACCATCTCATCATCGACGGTTGGGGTGTTGGGTTTGAGCAGGACGTTTTGCCCCAGATACTCGGCGGTGGTTTGCCCCATAGTGCAGGGTTTACCTGCTAGTGTCGGGTTTTGGCGATTACGTAATACTGTTTCGGCGAGGGTATGTGCTGCGGTGCCCTCCAGCGCGAACGGTGATTCGGTATTTGGCAGTCCAGCCTCCATCGCCAGACTGCCATGACAGCGCAACCAGCGATGTGATGCTGAGGGGGATAGTTTTGCGTGTACCTCCGGCATAGCTATTCCTCCACCCACGCGGCCTCAGCCATTTTTAAAACCTCTGGGAGTTTTTCTGGGGGGATATCGCTAACTTTTATAGCTCCAAATTTCTGTACTATGCTGACAGCCTCCCTGCGATACCCCCCTGTTGACAGACGTAATAATGCCTGTCGGGCCTGTTCAAATATTACTGCGGGATCAACCTCTGGTTCTGGTTCAGGGGTCTGTTTGCCCTCATCCAGCAATGCCAA